TACATTTTTAACGTTGCTAGTTACGTGTGCTTTTGAAATTACATTTGTTATTCTAGTTTTGTATGTTGACTCTTCTCTCTCAAACTCCGCAGCAGTCTGTGGATATGCTGATGAAGATTTGTCAAATGTCTTTCCATAGTAAGGAGTTTGCATTTTATCTACCACGTGTTTTGTAGTTGCTTTTCCTACTCTAGCAGCAGTCGCACCCTTCATGGTAGGTTCATATTTTAGACCAGAAATCTTCTTAGAATCATTTGCTTTTATCTGAAAACTATAACTACCCTTCTCTCCATTCTCTACAACAAATTTACTATCCTGAGTTCCTAAAGTTCTTACTCCATCTTTAGTTGTTATTGACAAATCACATACAGTATGTAAATATGTCATGTGAATTTGATCTAGGGAGGTAAAGAACTCTTGTGAAGCATTTGATAATTCTATACGTGCATCACCAGCTCCTATTTTCTTTAATGAGATACCATATACAGCAGGTTTACTAGCATCCTTTTTTAGATTGTGGAATAAGGATCTCATTACAGCGTTGAACTCATCTACTGTTCCACTCTTTTTAATGATACGATCAATAATTTTTATTGCTCTATCCTCATGTCTAATTAACCAAATGTCAGCAGGATCCCAGTTATCTTTCTTACTAATTTTAAATTGTTTTCCAATAATTTTTGAAATATAATCCATAAAACCACCCTCACGATTATATTCATGAACACTTGGTCTAGAAATTTCACTTAGCAATGCAGACTGTTGCTTATAAAAACTCTCTAACCAACTCATGTCTACAACATCTTGATTATACTCTTGCCATATTTTTAACAACTCTCCATACAATTGCTTATCAGCAGCAATTTCTCTGGCACTTCCAAAGTTTTTATTCTTAGTGATGACATGTCGGAATACTACTGCAGAACCTAACTCTTGCATTCTAGTTATTTGTGCTGCCTGTAACCCTCCTGATGCTCCAGATGAAATTATCTGTACTGGATGTTCTCCTACAATAAATCCCACTCCCTTTTTTGGTTGACTGCTTGTCTTAGGTATTTTTAATCTTCGGAATTTATTTTCAAGATCCTCTGCACCTGTGTATATCTTGTTGATTTTGTATGTAGTTATCTTAATTTTATTCTTTCCAGAGCCAATCGTCTTACCCTTTGCAGATGGGTTCGGCCACTTAAAAGGATCTCCTGCTGTATCTGTAAGTATTACATTACCATCCAGTTCGTCAAGGATATCTTTTAATATCTCCTTGTCTCTCGCTGAATCATTATACTCTCCTTTGTTTTTTACTTGGTCAAGAAGTGCTTTTGCGGTTGTTGCTGTTTTTGCCATATTAATATTTATTATAGCATATAATATTTAGAACTGCTTCCAATATTGTGGAGGTAGTAACCCAGATTCTGTATCAGTTCTATGTTTGAGAGTTAAAACGATGTCACCAGCGAGACTAATCCTTTTATGTTCTCTGGGTTCAGCAGTAGTATAGTGTTCAAGATGACCAGGAAACATAATAAGATGCTCAGGTTGAGGGGTGATTGCATATCCATCACCATTGTTAAATCTATTTTCTTTAATAAGTTTAAACGCATCTCCAAACCATTCGTTAGGGTTCTTTTTATGTAATACTAGGGGGTCACCTGGTGTCTGTAAGTAATACACCCATGATATATGTGAGCATGAGTGGTAGTGACATGGAAGAGTTTGATTCGGATCACATATAGTGAACCAAGTCTTCACAAAATTGACATCAAATGTAGACTTATCTATTGCAAACTGCTCTAGGTACTCTACTGTACTTTTTTTCACAGCTCTAAAAAATTGCTCTAGTCTCCTGTCCTGATGGACTAGAACTTTACCATTTAATTCACCTGTGATCTTACCTGTAGTGTGATCGAACTTAGCATCATCATACCCCTTGTATAATAAGTTCAAGAAACCAGTAAGTTTCTTCTCATATATGACTAGAGGGAATGCTTGATGAAATTTAGCGGTCGTCTGCTGCACGATTTTCAGAGTCATGGATATCAAAGTGACCGCCAGGATATCTCTTCTCTAATTTTTTAATATTACCTTCAATCACCTCATCAAATGACACTTCAAGTGCCATACAAGCTTGTGCTACGTACCACATAACGTCACCCAACTCAATAATAAGATGCTCTCTATTATCATTTGTCCAAGGCTTACCTTGGAAGACCATCTTTTTAACAATCTCCAAAAACTCACCAGACTCAGCAGCAAGGCCAACGCCAGCAGTGGTAAGACGTTCAATATTGGCACCCTTTTGGTCAAGTTCAACCAGACGATCAGCAAGATAGACAAAATCTTTACTGGAATCGGATGTGACACCATCCACGAAACGACTGTACTTATCAAAATCTATTGTCATAGTAAATTCTTTCTCACATGTATGTATTATACTTTTAAACTAGCAAATTTCTTAGATAAATTTTCATTTACTTTCTCAATTTCCTCTTGTCCTGAATCAGACAAGTTTTGTTGAGCACTCTGTTCTACATCATACAGCCTCATCTTCGCTCTGTCAATACCCACCACAAAACGTTTGTTAACAGTAGGATCATTGTACCTATTCTTTAACTGTTTGACCATGATTTGATTTAATCCTTCCAACTCTTCGGTAGAGATAAGAGCAAACATAAGGTCAGCAGTAGCAGGTAGACCAAAGGACTCACTTGTATCGGTAAGATCAATATCAGAACTAGCAAACCCAGAACGAGTGGTCTGAGTAGCAGATACAATAGGTACATTTGCTTCGACTGCAAGACCTCTGAGTTCTTCTGCGATTGATTTGATGTAGGAGTAGGAGTTGACATTAGTACCTGCTCTGTACCTCGATGAAGCACATATATTTAAGTAGTCTATGAATATTATATCAGGTCTGAATGATTTTTTCAAGGCTAATTCATTCAGCAATGATTTAAAGTGACCACAGTGTGCTGATGCTGTAGGATATTCTTTAATAACAAGTTTACCTTCTGTCTTTTTAGACAATGCTGTAATCTTATTGTCGAACATCAACTTAGGTAGTTGGTTCAAGTTTTGTATATCACAATTTAAAAGGTTACTATCTATTCTTTCGGCAATTTTTTCTTCTGCCATCTCAAGAGTGATGTAAAGAACGTCTTTGTTTTCGAGTAAACAAGTACTGGCAACGTGACACATAAACAAAGACTTACCCACCCCAGTACCTGCAAGAGCAATGTTGAGAGTTTTATTAGGTAGTCCACCTTTTGTGATACGGTTGAAGTATTCCAAATCAAAAGGTATCTTGTCCTCAGTTTTATGGTAGAATTCGTATCTTTCTTCGTAGTCTTGTAGGTAATCATGTCCGATATGATTATCGAAACTAACTGCTAAGGCATCAGATAAAATATTTGGTATAGCATTAGGAGTTTTCTTATCATCATTACCTTCTGCTATCTTAATACTCTCCATGAGAGCAAGATATATTGCACGTTCCTTACACCATTTCTCTGTTGTATCTACAATCCACTCAGGATCAGATTTTTCGCTATCAATATCTCGAATCAATGTAAGAATACTTTGATGTTGTTCATCAGATATACTATCCAATTGACCAACTTCAATCTCCAAAGCTTCCTTAGTAGGTAGAGCGTTATACTGCGAAAAGTATTTAGATATAACAGTAAATAAGTTCTTTTCTAAATTGTCAGAAAAATATTCTTCCTTGATAAAGGGTAATGCTTTGCGTACATACACCTCATCAAGGATTAGGTTCTTTAATATTAATTGTTCTACCTTATTCATTCAATTCTAAAACAAGTGGAAGTGTTATAGTAACCCTATTTTTAGTTTTAACTGGAGGAGTACTATGTTCTATAAAGGATGGAAATATTATAACATCTCCTTTATTAATATACAACCCTGCTGCATCTTTCCACTCATCAATTACTGCAGGTCGCAAAGCATTTAGTATTGACCTACATGGATGGTGAAAAACATCTGAAGAATCTTTATCATCAACATCAATATAATGTATCATTGTATAATGACTTGGTAAAGTGTCTAATCTATCAGAACATTCACCCTTCTCTAAGACTTTTAGAATCATAGCATCTACATTACATGTATGAGTCTCATAACATCCAATCTCAGTAAGAAATGTTTCTACTGTATCAGTATACACTTGACCTAAATGAGGATCAAGTTGTGTAATCCCCATCAAAAATGGAGAGGGTAATGAAAACTTATTTTCTTTCCACACTCCATCAGCATATGATATAAAATCCTCGTTATTTTCTATATTATATTTTCTTAGAGGTATTGCAAATAAATCGTCTCTCATGATCCATACCTAAACTCTTGACCTGCAGCCCAGTCTAACTTTTCCATTATTTCTTTTGTGAAGTATTTGTCAGGATCTTTGAGGATAGCAGAAGGATAGACGCTAGAATCGCCAACAACAATACGGTTCCCTTTACGTTCAAAAACTCCATACTTCTCACCCAACTCCAGTAGTCCGTAATGTTTGTCAAGTCCCCTTGCATCATAGTATAACCGTGTATCGACACTTGCATTCTCCTTTGTTAGACGCGACTTAGCAGCCTTTGCTTTGACAATGTTTCCAATGACATCTTTACCGTCTTTTTCTTTCTTCTTAGAAAGATAGACGATAGTGGAAGCAGCATATTTAAGACCAGAACCGCCACCCATTTCCTTTGTGGGGACGTATGCTCCAACGACATCATACGTATGGTTTGTAACAAGTAAAGGGACATTTGCTTTGCCTAATTTTAATGTAAGAATACGGAATATTGCCTTAACAACTTGTGCTCTAGTCATGTCACGAGTGTCTTTACCCTCGGCACTATCTGCTAGTTCTTTAGATGTTGAAAGCATACCTAATGAGTCTAACACAAACATCATAGGTTTGCGATCTTTTATGTCTAATGCTAGATATTTGTCTAGTATTTGTATAGCTTGTGTACGAAACTCTTGTACTGTAGTGACTGGTACAAGGATCATACGTCCACCATCAATACCACGGTCGTCAATCATCTGTTTAGTGATGGCAGCTTCTGATTCAAAGTAAACTACACCAGCATCAGGGTTCTCTGCAAGATAATTTTGTACAACACCCATAGCAAAGAAAGTTTTACCTGTACCACTTTCACCTGCTAGTGCAGTAATTTTATTAGAGGGTACACCTCCATAGATTGAACCACTTACAAGAGCATTAAAAATATATGATCCCGTATCAACAAATG